ATCTTTTCTATGTGCTTTACAATATTTAACCATTTTCAAGACTCTTTCGGAGTATCCTCCTCCTGTAGTCATCCAACCAGCTAAAGCTCCAACACCAGCACCGATTACAGCACCCACGGCAGCACCTCCAGGTCCTCCTGCAACTAGTCCAATAAGAGCACCTGTTCCGGCACCAGACCCTGAACCAGCCATAATTCTACCAGTAGATTGTCCAACGTCCTGATTTTCGTCCTCATCAAGATTATCAACTCCTCTTTCTTCTTGGATTTTATTATTATGTAATGAAAGAATTCTTTTTGATTCTTCTTCAGTTAATACAAATTTGTTTTTCATATTATATTTTTCTTAATAAATATAAGGAAAATAAAAAAAGGTGAGATTTCTCTCACCTTAATTTGGTCCGACATCGAATTGTCATCTACTCCACCACTTTGTTTTGATAGAACAAAGAAACTATAATCTTATCATCCAAAGTTTAACTTTACGACTTGAATTAAATATATCAAAAAAATCCAACCCGTCAACCTTTCCTGAAACAATATTATAATTAAACAAACTTCCACCAATATTACCCCAAGCTGTATCATACATAGTTAACTTATAAGATGTTGGTGTAAGACCAAGATTGTACTTACTCGGAACTCCATTGAAGGTGTAGTCGTCGACATCAATGAACACCAAAGTGTCTGATCGATTCTCGTACATCATGTCCGTGTTTAAGACCTTTGTCACTACCCAAGTTTGACCAGCAAATGATAAGGTACTATCGACCGGTTGTGGATCAGTTATAATAGGTTGTGGTGCGATTGGTTGTTGAGGTTTAGGCTCTTGTTTAACACAAGAACTCAAAACGACGAGGGCTAAAATACTTACAAATAATTTCATCATACTAAAGTTTCAATTTTGTTTCTAACTTGTTCTACTACGTTGATCTCACTAACATTAGTTAAGATAATAGATTCCTTTAAGATTTTGTTTGGGATGTGAACCAAAAATGTATTACCATCAAAGTAAGATAGGTCTTCACCCAAGTTCAACGCTCCGTCAACCATCTTCAAGAATATTTTGAATTGGATTGGGTCAACAAAAGATTCGGTAAGTAATGCCCCGAACTTTTCATTCATAATTCTAATCGTGTGGTTGAAGGTTGTCTTTATCATCTGTGATTTATTTCAACAAAGATAAGAAAACTTTCGGATTGAAAAAAACTATTTCAATATTTTTTTGATAATATTTCTTAGTTCTTCGGTTCTTTTTTGTTTTGGTAGGTCCTCTCTCTTGAAGTATTTACAAGAGGTGTGTTCTTTTCCGTGTGATGCCTTATCTAAATTTGGTTCTTTTTTGTCTTTGGTTTCTTGTAAAAACACAAACATCATTCCCACTTTTGATCCTTCGTTATTCTTTGTGTCAACCATTCCAACCAAATCTAAATCGGTTGATAATTTAATATTTGTTTCTTCAAAGACTTCTCTGATTGCCGCCTGACCTGGCGATTCACCACTTTCTATACCACCGGCAGGTATAGACCAATGGTTTGGTAATGACTCTTCAGGTGATCTTTTACATAATAAAACCTCATCACCATGTTTAATTATTACACCAGCGCTCTTTCTAAACTTTCTCATAGATATTTATAAATATGAAAGTAAAAATAAATGATAACCTTTTCAATGTTAAAACTGCAATAACATCTAAAGACACCCAAAATGGCATGATGGGTAAAAAGTTTGATAAAACTTTTGATGGTATGTTATTTTTAATGAAAAATGAACCACACTCCTTTTGGATGAAAAATTGTGTAGTTCATTTGGATATCATTTTTATTGATGGTAATCAGATCACAAACATTCATCACAACTGTAAACCTTGTTTCTCAGATAAATGTGAGAATTATGAGGGTGATGGTGATATGATCTTAGAATTACCAGGTGGTGATTGTAAAAAATACGATATTAAAGAGGGTGATCTTGTTGATCTTCAACTTTAACTTTCGTTTTCTCATCAACGAATGCTTGTACTCTACCTCTTGCAACTTCAGCATAATTTGGTGAAAGTTCTATCCCTAACCAACGTCTGTCTAATATTTCAGCGGCAACCAAACTAGTTCCTGACCCTGCGAATGGATCTAATATTACATCGTTTTTGTAGGACAATATCTTGATCGCTTTGGTTGGTATGTCCATCGAGAAAGTTGCCTTGGTGAGTGATTTAGTATCTGCAAAGTAATTCCACTGGCCAAACACAAGTTCCATAAATTCTTTTTTATCATTCTCGTCATAGACCATTTTGTTCCTTTTTGAACCATCTTCATTTTCAATTTCAGTTAATTCGCCAGTCCATTGTGGTTGACCTTTGATTTTTTTGATGTGTTGTTTTTTGTATGCCAAAATTACACACTCCTTAGGATTATAAATATATGGTGAACTCGGGCTCATCCAAGAACCCCAAGCTGTGGTCTTACTTCTGTGTGGTGATTGTTCTTCTAAATCCACAATACCGAAGAACCCAAATCCAATTTGTTTCATGATCTGCCACATCTCAGATACAAAGAAGATACGACCACCTTTTTTCTGTCTGTTAATTTCATATGGGATGTTCAAAGCAATACGACCATCGTCTTTCATTACACGATATGATTCACTCAACCAATCTTTAGCAAACCCTTCGTAATCTCTAAACTCCATATCATCTTCGTGAACATCGTAATCGATCCCTACTCCGTATGGTGGTGACGTGACGATTAAATCAACACTACCCTCAGGTAATGTCTTCATCACCTCAATACAATCTCCGTTAATAATTTTTCCTGTTTCTATCATTATTTAAATTCCTGCTGTTAAATGGTAATAATATCCTTTACTGGATGTGTCACCAAATGATTTATATATATTGTATTCTTTTTCGTCATATAAGATCCCACTTACTATCTCAACACGACAACCGATGTCGTCAACTTTGAATCTTAGTTTCTCGATGTCGAAGTCTTCTTCTAATGGAATGTCGTAAACAACGTGTTCTCCTTTACAATAGTCTTCTATAATAAGATAAGCAACCTCACCACAATATTGTTCTTCATAATCAGTTTTATTACTATCAAGATCCTCACTCTGATAAACAACATTACCTTCCTCATCTTCAACTCTCACAAAGAATGCGTCAGGGTATGGTCCCATGATAGATTCGTTTGGTGAATCAAAGAATGTATCAACACCTAAGATTTCACATATCTGATCGTGGTCCAACTCATCCTGTTCAACCCCACCATCACGTAGAGTTTCATATTGTTCTGTGTTTAATTGGAATGGGTAGACCTCAGCCCCTTTACCACCTACTGTAATTTTATAGTATTTCATTTTGCAATATATTTTACGATTAAACTAGTTACTAATACTATTATTAACACTGATCCGAACCAAGCAAGTATTTTAAATGACATATAGTTTCGCTCAACATGTTCTTTTGACCTACCTTGATTTTCATTTGGGTTCCATTCTTCTTCCATACTTAAATTATTTTAGTAATTAATTGTGCCAACTTATATCCCGTAAATGCCCCGATCGCAGCAGATCCAGGAAGAACTATAAACTTACCTAACATAGTTTCGTATTTCTTCCTATTCACAATATACGAAATTAAAATGTAATAAACAATATAGTTAATCAAAACTAAAAAGTCCAGTTCTTTTGCGGCAAACACTACAATTGAATTTCCAAGAAACCCCCACATAAAATTAATGAGAGTTTCACGGATTAATTCGTTTGGTGTTGTGATCGCATCTAATACTGTAATCTCTGTATCAAGACCTGTCTTTTTCGATTGTTTTGATGTGGTGTTCGAGGTACCAGAGGGCTTTTCTGAGATCCTCGAGTTCCTTGTCTTTTCCTTTTTTTCCTGCACGACTTATATATTTTACTGTGTTTCCTAAACTAAACCCTAATTCCCAAGCGTCAATTACTTTGATCGCCTCGTAAGGATTATTTTCACCTCCGTAATGTTTTGGGTGGTTTACTTGTTCTATTTTAATTGGTGGACACTGACAAGGTCCGGTACCACCACATATACATTCTTTATCCATTATTCCTCTCTATATTCTTTTAATAATTCTTCATTAGATATTGTTCCGTATTTTACGGTAAGACCATCCATATCAACAAATGAGGTCATCATATGTTTTGTTTCATATATTTGTTGTGTAACATCAAGTGAATTAACAATCTCACGAATGATTTTATATGGATCGGCATTTGAACCTGGTCTACGGTCTTCAACATATCCTTTCCATTCTTTTGCGGTGTCCTGTGGAACTCTAATTGATGCTCCACGATCTGAAACACCCCAACTGAATTTATCAATTGCTTGAGTTTCGTATTCACCAGTCAAACGTAGATTATTGTTTGATCCGTAAGCTTTGATGTGGTCCTCATGTCTTGATTCAAATGCATTGAATAATGCCATAAAATATTCTTCGTTTCCATCAAATCTCATCATATCAGTTGAAAAGTTGGTGTGAAGTCCTGACCCATTCCACTCACCGTGTGTGATTGGTTTTGGGTGAAGTTCAATGTGGTAACCATATTTCTCAGCAATCTTTAATAAGAAGTATCTTGTCATCCAAAGGTCATCCCCACCTTGTAGTTTACCTTGTGAAAATACTTGGTATTCCCACTGACCCAACGCAACCTCAGCATTTGTTCCTGTGATGTTAATTCCATAATTTAAACACATATCCAAATGTTCCTCAACAAACTTACGACCAACAACATTGTGACCTACACCACAATAGTATTCACCTTGACCTTTAAGTATGTTTCTCTTATGACCCAAAATGTTTCCATTCACTTCTTCACGAATGAAATACTCTTGTTCAAAACCAAACCAAAGATCTTCAAAACCTTCACCAATACTTGATCTTTTATTTGATTCGTGTGGTGTTCCATCTGGATTCAACACCTCACATAAAACATATACGGGATCATTACCATTTAAAAAATTAGGTGGAGCGTAATGTCTAACAGGTTTTAACAAACGATCAGAGTTTCCTGTCTGTGCCTGATTTGTAGATGAACCATCAAAGTTCCACATAGGAAAATTTCCATCAAGAAACGCATTCTTAACAGATTCATAATCAACAATCTTAACTTTACTTCTTAGGTTAGGTTCAGGTTTATATCCGTCTAACCAAACATATTCCAATTTAATCTTCATTTCATTTTATTTATTATATTTATTATTTCTTCTTCGGTAAAACCTTCATTATACATCCTATAAACTTTGCGTGAAAAATCGTCGGTGCAGATAACCGCATCGGCGCTTAAATAGGTGAAAAGATTATTGAGATTACGTAAAATATTTTCTTTCTTAAGTATTCTCTTATTAAAACTCATCTTATTCGGTCTCTTGGTTTTCAGTTTGAATTTTTGTTTGTGAGATAAGTCCGGCAATTCTACGTTTGAATAAAGGTAAAAGTGTTTCGTCTATAGGGAAAATTCCGTTTGATGACATCTGAAACACCGGACCCATTCGCTTGTCCTTACTATCATACGTAGAAAATGTAGTAATTATTTTTGGGATCGTCAACTCACCTAACTCATCAGAATAAATTAAATTTATATTCGTCATACGTTGGGGGTTGGTTTTTGTTTCTTTTTTGATTTGATATTCCCAAACGTGAGTTTTTTTACTTTCCGTTTCGGTATAAAAGAAGTAACCTTTTGGGTGAAGAATGTTCTTCTTATTTCTTTTAAGTTTCATATCCAAAGAATCGAATACAATCGTCCATACTGATTTTGCAACGTTGAAGTATTCCATTATTCTTGGCGCTGAGAATGATAGGATATCTCTGAACTCCATCATTTCTTCTGTGGTCATTTCCGGTAATGGTTTAACCTTAAGGTCTTTGACCATAATTTCATCG